TGCTATCTATAATTTAAATGCAACAGAAGGTTCTTGGGCAGTTATTATGAGTATTGATAATGATGAAGTTTGGCAAGAAATTAAAAACGGAACTTATTTAGGAATAAGTGTTGAAGGATATTTTTCAGACAAATTAGAAATGAGTTTAAAAATTGCAAAAGAACAAGAATTATTAGATAAAATAAAATCAATTATAAATAATGCTGAAATTAATAAATAAAATTATGGGACAAAAAACAAGTTCGCCAAAAGGTGGTAAAAGAGGTTGCGTATGTAAAGATGGAACATACAGTTCAAAATGTTGTAACGGTGAGTTATCAGAACAAGGAATAGGAAGTTTAACAAACCAACAAGTTGTTGTAACAACTAATGTAGATAATACACGAACTATAACTAATGTAAGTTCGTAATTTATAACAAATATAAATAAAAGTAATTAATAAAAAAAAAGTAATATGACAACTGAAAAATTAGTAATGAATTCTTTGTTTGGAAAAACAGAATTAGCAAGTGAAAAAATTGAATTAGCTGATTTAGCTTCTTTTCAAAAAGCAGTATCGTCTGCAGAAACTTCTTTAGATGCAGTTACGCCTGCAAAAACAAAAGCTAAAGATGGTTTAGTTTCTTATAAGCAAAAGGCAGGTGATTCTATGAGAGCATACGATAATGTTTTAACACAATATGCTGAATTACAAAAATTAGCAAAACAAATAGGTCTTGAATTGCCACCAAATGCTAAAGCGGATTTTGATAGAGCAAAGTTTCAATATGATACTGCTAAAACAAGATTTAATAAAGTTGATGCATTAATATCAGGATTAGCTGACTAATAATAATTAAATAAGTAAATATGAATGTAATTAATGAAATCAAAACTCTTTTGGGTATGGAAGTAAAACTTGCTCAAATGAAACTTAAAGATGGTGTTACAGTAATCGAAGCAGATGCTTTTGAACCTGAACAAGCTGTTTTTATAGTAAACGGTGAAGAACGTATTGCAATGCCAGTTGGTGAATACGAACTTGAAGATGGAATGATTTTAGTAGTAACCGTTGAAGGTATTATTGCTGAAATTAAAGAAGCAATTGTTGAAGAAGAAGCACCTGAAACAGAAGTTGAAGTAGAAGTTGAAGCACAAGCTGAAACAGTAGCAACTCCTAAAAGAATTGTAGAATCAGTTTCTAAAGAAATGTTCTTTGCTGAAATTGAAAAACTAAGAACTGAAATTGCTGAATTAAAATCAGTAAAACAAGAATTAAGTTCAGATAATGTTGTTGAACCATTAACACACTCACCTGAAGTTAAAAATGAAGTTAAACTAAATAAAATATCAACTAACCGCCAAATGACGACACAAGATATCGTTATGGCAAAACTTTTTAATTAAATAAATTATGGCGACTACAACTAATGTTACGACTACCTATGCGGGAGAATTTGCCGGAAAATACATTTCTGCTGCATTATTATCAGGTTCTACTATTGCAAATGGTGGAATCGAAGTTAAACCAAATGTAAAATACAAAGAGGTTATTAAAAAAATTGCTACTGATTCAATCGTTGCAAATGCTACTTGTGATTTTACTTCTACTTCTACAGTTACTTTAACTGAAAGAATTTTGACCCCTGAGGAATTCCAGGTAAATTTGGAATTTTGTAAAAAAACGTTTAAATCGGATTGGGAAGCCGTTCAAATGGGATATTCTGCATTTGATAACTTACCACCTGCTTTTGCTGATTTTATTTTAGCACACGTTGTTGCTAAAGTTGCAGAAAAAATGGAAAACAATATCTGGAAAGGTGTTAATGCTACTGCTGGTGAATTTGATGGATTTGTAACATTGGCTACTGCTGATGCTGGAGTTATTGATGTTGCTTCTCCTATTGCTGGTGGAATTACTGCTGCTAACGTTATCGGTGAACTTGGTAAACTTGTAGACGCTATTCCTGCTGCATTGTACGGAAAAGAAGATTTGTATCTTTATATTTCACAATCAGTTGCTCGTGATTATGTTCGTGCTTTAGGTGGATTTGGTGCAAGTGGCTTAGGTGCTAATGGTACTAACGCACAAGGTACACAATGGTTCAACAACGGTTCACTTTCTTTTGATGGTGTTAAAATCTTTGTTGCAAACGGATTAGCTAACGATTATATGATGGCTGCTCAAAAATCTAACTTATATTTTGGAACAGGTTTATTAGCTGACCACAATGAAGTTAAATTAATTGACCTTGCTGATATTGATGGTTCAGAAAATGTAAGAGTTGTAATGAGATTTACAGCTGGTGTTCAATACGGAATTAGTTCTGATATCGTTCTTTACACACCTGCAGCATAATTATAAAATAAAGGGTAGGTAATATTATCTACCCTTTTTTATTAACTTTAAAAATATATAGACTATGCCTTGTGATATTTCTTTGGGACGTGCTGAACAATGCAAAAATAGCGTTGGAGGCTTAAGAGCTGTATACTTCATTAATTGGGGTGATGCAACAACTGTAACTTATTCTGCAACTGCAGGACAAGAAGATGTTATAACTGCTTTGGGTGGTACACCTGTTGGTTATAAATATGAATTGAAGGGAACTTCAACTTTTGAACAAACTGTAACAAGTTCAAGAGAAAATGGAACTACATTTGTAGACCAAAAATTAAGTTTAAGTTTGGCTAAATTAACTATTGCAGATAACAAGCAACTTAAATTACTTTCTTATGGTAGACCACAAGTTATTGTTGAAGATAACAATGGTTCTTTCTTTATGGCAGGTTTGACAAAAGGTATGGACTTAGTAACTGCAACTATTTCAAATGGTGCTGCTATGGGTGATATGTCAGGTTATAAAATGGAATTTCAAGGAATGGAGCCAGTTGCTGCTAACTTTGTAACTGGACCATTAACTACAGGAATTTTATCTTCTATTGTTGAAGGTACTGTAGCATAATTTTATTATTTGTTTTTTTTAAAAGGGGTTTACTTTAATTAGAAATCCCTTTTTTTAAACAGTAACTTTTAAATATAAAAAAATGAGTGAAATAAAAAGAGTAATGGATACATTATTCAAAACAGAATTAGCTTCACAAAAAGTTGAATTAGCTTTGGTAGATGATTTGTCAAAACTTATTTCTTTAAATCCTAATTATGTGGATAGAGCAGTAAGAATAAATAACAATGTTGAAAGTTTATTTAAAGTTCTTAACGGTATTATGGATGAAATTGAGAATATGCAAACTCAATTAAGTAATATTGATGGTGCTAAAAATGCACTTGGAGCAAACGCACAAGACATTAATAATGTAATAAGCAAAATTCAAACACAAGTTAAAGATTTAGGTTTAGACATTAATAGCATTAAAGGTTATAATGAAGCTTTAAATATAGTTAAAACAAACAATTCCTTAATGAATTCTTTAGAGCAATCGAGAAAAGTTGGGAATAATGTTTTATCTCAATTAAAATAATTAAAAAAGGGTAACTTAATTGCTACCCTTTTCTTTTTGTAATTCTTCTATGTATTTTTTAAGTTTTTGATTTTCTTTATAAAGTTCAGTATTTATTTCTAACAAATGCTTCATCTTTTTTTTAAATTCTAATTCAGTCATAATTGTATTTGAATAAAGTTATTGTTTTAATAATGTCGTGAACATTTTTCACTTCTGTTTCTTTTACTTTTTTAAGTCTAATTTGAAAACTATCTTTTTTAAAATTATAGCCTTCTATAATTTCTATTTTATATATAGTATCATATACCAAAAGCCAATTATAAAATAAAATTCCATTTCTATATATTTTCATTAAGTTAATTTATTTAAGTTAAACACAAATTGACTACCATCTTCAAATTTGAACAATCCGTAGTTCTTATTTTTTTCAATTAAAGTTCCTACTGAACCTTCTTTAAATTTATATTTTGTTCCTAATTCCATTTTATTTAAATCTTACTTTTAAAATATAATCTTTCGCAATACTCCCTGTACCTGCCACAAATTCAGAATCAAAATCTTCTTCTATACAAATGTAATCTATAATCATATTATAGAATTCCGCT